CTATTTTTTCATGCCCATCCCCACGCCTTCGCAGAAGACCCATCCCCGGGGTCACATACCCATTACCCCTTAGAGAGCCCTTAAAGGGCCCCTCAAGGACCCTGAAGGCTCCCTCTATGTGCATGGCCAAGTCGCCGAAGGTGACTCAGACGGTGACCCCACCGCCTGCCGAGGCTCCCCAGCCGCTGGCCTCCCCCTATGGGGAAGACCTGCCGATGGGCCTCTCGCAGCTGCGTTTCGGCAGCAAGAACAACCTGCGGCTGCGCAAGCAGACCGACCCCGCCCAGCCGGCGGACGGTGGAAGCTCGACGGGCTCCACCGGATCCTCACCTGGAACCTCACGTGACAGCGGAGGCTCCCGCCCATACATCCCGCGATCCAGGGGCCTGCAGCTGTAATGCGCCTGCCCAGCTCGCTGAAGGGTGAGTACGAGCGCCTGGCCTCTGACCGGAGCCCGTACCTGACCAGGGCCCGTGACTGCTCGAAGCTCACGGTTCCCACTCTGATCCCTCCCGAAGGCCGTACGGCCGCGGGAAAGCTGCGCACCGGCTACTCCAACTTTGGAGCCCGCTGTGTCAACTCGCTAGCTTCAAAGCTCCTGCTGGCAGTCCTGCCGGCTCGGCAAGCCTTCTTCCGCTTCGAGGTCGACGCCAAGGTCCTGGACCAGCTCGGTGGCAAAGAGATGCGCTCAGAGGTCGACAAGGCGTTGGCTTCGATGGAGGATGTGGTACAGACGGACATTGAAACCACGCCCACGCGCACCCCCGTAGGGGAGGCCGTCAAGCACCTCTTGGTCGGCGGCAACGTGCTCATCTACATGCTCCCCGAAGGGGGCGTGAGGACCTACCCGCTGCACTCCTACGTGTGCCTGCGGGACGAGTCGGGCACCGTGCTGCGCATCGTGGCCGAGGACAGGGTCTCCCCCATGACCCTCCCGGAGTCCGTAAGGGGCACCGTGATGGCCAAGATGGCAGAGCGCCAGAGCCCGGACAAGACCGTGTGCATCTACACGGGCGTGTTCCGCAACGGCAACCACTGGGTTGTCTGGCAGGAGGTCGAGGGCATTGCTGTCCCCGAGTCCCGAGGCACCTACCCCATTGACGCCACCCCCTGGCTTCCGCTGCGCTGGACCCCGGTCGACGGCGAGAGCTACGGACGCTCCATGGTCGAGGACTACCTCGGCTACTTCACGAGCCTCGAGGCCCTCACTGCGGCCCTCGTGAAGGGCACCGCCATCGCCTCCAAGGTGATCTACCTGCGGAACCCCGCGGGTACCGCCAAGGCTACTGCCCTGACCAGGTCCGAGACCGGTGATGTTGTCGACGGTAAGCCTGATGACGTCCACGCCCTCCAGTCGGAGAAGCGTGCTGACTTCCAGACCTGTCGCGAGATGATCAACGACCTCAAGGAGGAGCTGGCATACGCCTTCGCTATGAACCAGGCCGTCCAGCGGAACGCAGAGCGCGTGACCGCGGAGGAGATCAGGTTCATGGCCCAGGAGCTGGACGCCCTGCTCGGTGGCAACTACTCGACCATCTCCCTGGAGTTCCAGCTGCCGTTCCTGCGGCGCAAGATGCTGGAGCTGGAGAAGGCCGGGAAGCTCCCTCAGCTGCCCAAGAAGATCCTGCGGCCGATCATCGTCACCGGCCTGGATGCTCTCGGTCGTGGCGCCGAACTCGAGAACCTCAAGGCGTTCGTGAAGGACGTTGTGGACCTCGGGGGGCCCGAAGCTCTCAAGACCTACCTCGCCTTTGACGACCTCCTCAAGCGACTCTCGACGGCCCGCGGCATCAAGTCCGAGGGGCTCGTGAAGCCTCCCGAAGTGGTCGCCCAGGAGCAACAATCGCAGACCCTTCAAGCCCTCGTTGAGCGGCTTGGCCCCAACGCTGTCACGCAGCTGGGCCAGCTGGCCGGCAAGGGCATGGAACAACCATCTACCCCCTGATTCCCATGGCAGACGCAACCCCCGTCCACGCGGCCCCCAAGGCCGACCCCAAGGCCCAGAAGTCCTCGCCGGCTCCCGAGAAGGGCGCCGACCTGAAGGAGCTGCACGAAGTGGCCATGAAGGAAGGCAAGAGCGCCTTCATGGTCCACGGTGACCCCAAGGCGCAGCCGGCCCTGCGCGTCGACCACTGATGCCCGGCGAGAACCAACCGGCCCTGTCCGCCCACGACCAGGCAATGGTCGCCAAGGTGGATGCGGCCGCAGCAGCTGCCCAGCAGCAGGCCGGCGTTCAGCCGCCCGCCCAGGAGGCCAAGCCGGCTGTCCCGCAGCGCCCCGACAACGTCCCGGAGAAGTTCTGGGATGCAGAGAAGGGCGTGGTCCGCACAGATGACCTCCTGAAGTCCTATACGGAGCTGGAGGCCGGCAAGAGCAAGCCCGCCGCCGAGCCCCCCAAGGAGGGCGAGAAGACCCCGGAAGAGGCCGCCAAGGCCCTCGCCGATGCCAAGGTGAACACCGAGGCCATGGCAGAGGAGTTCGCCAAGGACGGCAAGCTCTCCGAGGCCTCCTACGAGGCGCTGGCCAAGGCCGGCTTCGGCAAGGATGTGGTCGACGCTTACATCGCTGGCCAGGAGGCGCTCGCTGCTCAGCGGGACGCCCAGGGCTACGAGCTGGCCGGTGGCCAGGAGAAGTACACCGCGATGGCCCAGTGGGCTGTGGCGAACCTCCCCCAGGCCGAGCGCGATGCGTTCAACGATGCCGTCAGCGGCTCACCTGCGCAGATGAAGCAGGCCATCCTGGGCCTCAAGGCGCAGTACGAGGCCGCGATGGGATCCGACCCGAAGCTCGTGAAGGGCTCCAACGGCTCCAACGCGGGCCAAGGTGCCTTCGCCTCGAGGCAGCAGGTCACCGAAGCGATGCGCGATCCGCGCTATCGAGCCGACCCGGCCTACCGTGCCGAAGTCGAGCGCCGCATCAGCCTCATGGACAACTTCTGATTCCCACTGAGGGGACTCAACGCAACTCGGTACACGGATACCTGATCAGGCGGCGCTGCAAGCCTGTAGGTGGCAAGGCCGTGCTCTCCCCTCAACGTCCCCCGGCGCGTCAGCCCGGTGTTCCCCTTCTTCCCGTTCCCACCCCTAACCGCTAAATGGCGCGACCCGGCCCTCCGAGGAGGACAACCGGTGAGCCAGCCAGGCAGCTGCATGGGGTGCGGCTAGTGATCCCTCCAGGGCGGTCCTCACGGACGCAAGCCCGCTCATCACACCCCAATCCAAAATGGCAAACGCCACCACTCTCAACATCGGTCAGGTCAACGGCGCTGGCGCGACCGATGCCCTGTTCCTGAAGATCTTCTCGGGCGAGGTCCTCACGGCCTTCGAGACCGAGTGCGTCACGGCTTCCAAGCACTTCGTCCGCACCATCTCCAACGGCAAGTCGGCCTCGTTCCCGGCGACCTGGAAGGTGACCGGCGGCTACCACACGCCCGGCACGGAAATCACCGGCCAGACGTCGAACGTGGCCGAGCGTGTCATCACCATCGATGACCTGCTGCTGGGTTCGGTGTTCATCCCGAACATCGATGAGGCGAAGAACCACTTCGACTACCGCAACATCTACGCGACCGAGCTGGGCCGCTTCCTGGCCAACAACTGGGACAAGAACATCCTCCAGCTGTTCGCCCTGGCTGCTCGCGCTTCGGCGACCGTGACCGGTGCCTACGGTGGTACCCAGCTGACCAGCACGGGCACCCTGTACAAGACCTCGGCGACCGACCTGGTCGCTGGCATCTTCGCTGCGGTGCAGGCTCTGGCCGAGAAGGACATTCCGTCCAGCTCGAAGAAGTTCACGTTCCTGCGTCCGGCCCAGTACTACCTGCTGGCCCAACTGAAGGACCTGGTCGACCTTGACTGGGCCGGTGGCAACGGCAACATGTCCGAGGCCCGCGTCCTGAAGGTCGCTGGCACGGAGCTGGTCACGACCAACAACCTTCCGACCACGGTGGTCAACACCGGCCCGGCCGCCTACCAGGGTGACTTCACGAAGACCGCCTTCGTCACGGCCACGGCCGACGCGGTGGGCACGTTGAAGCTCATGGACATGCAGAGCGAGATGGCCTACGACATCCGTCGTCAGGGCACCCTGATCGTGTCCAAGTACCTGATGGGCCACGGCATCCTCCGTCCGGAGTGCTCGGTCGAAGGCAAGACCACGACCTGATGAGGAGTGAGGCTGGGGGATCCCGGCCGCCTCATCGAACCCCGCAAGGCCCCCTCTGGAACCCCCAGTGCGGGGCCTATTTTTTCGCTTACGAGGCACTCCCATGCCCATCGCTACCTTCGTGGGCGCGGCTGGCCTTTCGGCCTTCAAGCTCCCCGCTGGGGCCACCATCGCGTCCGTAAAGGTCGATGGGGCCACGGCAACCTACACCGTGGACGTCAACGGGAAGATCACCGTTACGGCTCCCGCGGTCACCGCCACATCGGTGCTGGCCGTCGACTACTCGGCTCAGCTTATGGCAGCCTGGCGCGGCAAGCGCGGCGTTGCCCCGGCAGCCCAGGACGTCCTCTACACGACGATGTCCAAGACCGAGATCAAGCAGGCCATCGAGAAGCTCGGCACGGGCCCCGACCCGCTGGCCCCGTGGGGCTTCGGGCGCAAGATCCTGCTCGAGGCCGGCCTGTTCCTCGTGGGGACCATGTCGATCAGCTCGGGAACCAGCCTGGCTGCTCCCGCCGTGGGCGACTCGGTCCTCTACTTCTCGGACCACGCCATCGTCACCGCGGACACGGCCGTCATCAAGGTCGCAGACGACAAGAAGCAGAAGCGGTCTATCCCCGGCCGCGGCGTCTACGAGAACCTCGTCATCGACGGAGCGGACTCGGACGCGGCCCATGCGTTCAACGTCCACGGCATCCTCGCTGAGGCCTCAGCTGACGGCCTGGCCCCGACGATCTACGACACGCTGGTCTCCAACTGCAAGGGGTCTGGGGTCAAGATCACCGGCCGCGACCAGATGGTCACGCATCGCCTGAAGGCAACGAGCTGCTCTGGCTATGCCATGGAGCTGCACGATGTCTCGGACGGCAAGCACTTCGCCCCGGGCCTCAGTGGGGCCCTCGGCGCTCTCCTCCTGGAGCACTGCGGCACCCCGAAGATTTATGGCGGGGACATGTGGCTCCCGTCAGGCTTCACCGGGTACTTCACGGTCACCCTGAAGAACCAGGGCAGGGCCCTCTTCGACGGAACCGAGATCAGCGGACGGGTCGGCATCCTGGGCCGAGGCACGCAGGCGGCCAACAAGTACGAGATGGCCTCGAACAGGTTCCAGAACGTCAACTTCAAGATCGACCCGAACCTCCCGAGGACCTTCACGTACACCCGTGACGACCTCTCCACGGTGAGCGTTTCGGCAACGATCTACGCTGAAGACACGGACGGGACGGTCATCAATGGCTGCACGCTCCAGTACAACGACAACACCCCGACTGCCGCTGACCTAACGGCCACTCCGGACTACTTCATCCAGATCGTCACCACGAAGACCGGGGCGTCGAACATCGCGAAGTATCCGGGCGCTGTCCGCATGGTGGGCATGCATGGCCTGGTCCACAACCGAGGGCGCCTGGCTGACACGGCTCCGGTGCTCTGCTTCAAGAAGCACATCACCAACCGGCCCGAGCTGCTGGAGTGGGACTTCGACCCCGGAGCCGAGGTCCTCATGCCGTACGACCCGGCAAACCCTCCGCGGAACTACGTGCCTCTGGGCCCGTTCGGTGGCGCGGCCGCGGTCTACAACAAGGCGGACTACCCCATCGGGTACCTCTGGAACACCCCTGGCGGGACCCTGGATGACGCCAACACGACCTTCACGCTGCGCGTGGAGCCCGCGGCGCCCCCCTCGGGCTACCGCTACTGCAAGCGAGTCTGGCCGTGACCAACGCCCTGATGACCCAGCTGGAAGCCGTCAACGTGATCCTGGCAGCTGCCGAGGAGGCCCCTGTGGGCTCCTTGG